AAGGGGGCCCACCGGGCATTCCTGTCCACAGTCTGCAATCCAGATTGGCTCTACAGTTTCTATCCAAAGGGAAAGATCGATGAATCCTCAACTTGACTATGGTATGCGTGAAAGAACGCGCGACCATTATCTAGGTTGGGTGGCTGGGGAGTATTTTGTCACCCCCTTCCCCACCGGTGCCGCGCAGCACGTAACAACTGCTGCAAGCATCAGGACTCATGAAAGGACCGTCGACAAAGAGAACACAGGGTGGTCTCTGATCCATGCGTTCTGGAAAGCCGGAAGGCTTACAGAACACCAGAAGAAATTCTGGCGAAAGCAGGATCTCGGTGGTCCATTTCTCAACGAGAAACAGACGTACTCCCAAGTTTCATCGTACTTCTTTGACAAGAAGACGATTGGGAGCCAAGCCAGTCACTTAACGTATGCAAATACGCAACAGTGTTTGGGTTGGCCAGTCGGGGCAATCACCCCGACGAGTAGCGTCTGGCCTGTCCTGTCTCCTGATGATGAACAGGAGCTTTGGGGATTGGGAAGCACTGCTATCAAGCATGTTGCTCCCGTTGTCCCACAGGCAGGTCTTTCTACCTTCCTTGGGGAACTCCGTGAGGGGATTCCTAAGTTAAGTAGAAAGTTTTACGATTTGCAAAGTAGTGCCGGTTCAGTATCCGGTAACTACCTAGCATACCAGTTCGGCTTGGCTCCCTTTATAAGGGACGTCAAGTCCATCTCTCAGACCATTATAAACATGGACAAAGAGTTGGCCAGACTAGAAGAACAGTCTGGTGATCTGTTACATCGTAAGTACTCGTTTGACGACACCAGTTCGGAATCATTTGTGGGGGCTTCGACCGTGCAAGCATGGCCTGGAGCTCCTTCGAATGTCCATCCTGGTACAGGATTGAGGTCCGAGTATCTGCTTACAAAGCAGAAAACTTGGTTTACGGGAGCCTTTTCATTCTGGTTCCCGCACGTTAGGCAAGGCCTCCAAGAACTGGGGGCCTACCTCGATGTGCTCGGTGCCGGCTTGAACGTCGACACCTTGTACAACCTCACTCCATATAGTTGGCTTGCCGATTGGTTTGGGAATTTCGGAGATGTGTTATTTAACCTCTCCTACCTCCAGACCAACTCTCAGGTAGTGAATTACGGCTACCTGATGAGGCATTCCACTGTCACTCGAAGATTTGAGTGGCAAGGAACATCGGGACGGCAGTCTTATCAAGACTTCACCGTCGAGCGCAAGATGCGCATCAAAGCCAGTCCCTTCGGATTTGGGCTTACTGACAAGGATTTAACTCCCTATCAGTGGTCCATCCTGGCTGCCCTAGGTGTTAACTGGGCAACCTAGCACCGTCATTCGGTGTGCACCACTTCAGGGGGCGGGGACTTCCCGCTTCTTGAAGACAACTCCATAACAATGGAATATCCCTGAAAGAGTGATGCTGTATGACGTTCGGAGATTCGCTATCTATTGATGTCGGTTCCGGCGCTACTACCCTTAACCGGGTAAGCGTCGGCGACCGGCAATCCGTCTTTGAGTCAGTCGATCAAAACATTCGACTGTCGCTGCTTTATCGGCAGCTTCGCAACGGACGGTGGCGGAAAGAGATCCGGGTTTACACCCGGAAGACCGCAACGGATCCCCTCTACCCGACGCAGAACGCGCCGTTCGAGGAGTCCGCGTACTTCGTGCTTGATGTTCCGGCGGTGGGTTACACCACTACGGAGCAGAAGACACTCGGTACAGGTCTTTTCACTCTCCTGACCGCTTCAACGAACGCGAACCTCATCAAGCTCACGCAGATGGAGATCTAGCTCGAAAGCTGGATCTCTGTCTATTTCCCGCGTGGGATGGATGAGGATCTGGGCGACGTACAGCACAGCATGCTGACCCTCAGAAAGGGGGCAACATGAAAAGGCTGATGTCGCTTTTGCAGGTAGTGCTGGCCGAGGCCGGCACAATCTGTGGTGTGGACACCCAACGTGATCTTAACACAATCACGTACCGTGTCAAACACGAGGGTGATGCCTTTCTAGGCATCACTATGGCCGATTTTGGCAAGGCGGTCGAAAGATCGCTCGAGCTTGGTCGGATTGACAACGCGGCGTTCCGAAGTTTCAGGTTCGCTCGTGGGCTCCCGGCATTCTTGTCGGGTTTCCTTTGTCAAGTGTTTGACGCGGATTCTGGTGTGCTGCTCGTGAATCCGAGCACCAATGCCATCCTAGCTATACGTCAGATAACTCTGATGTGGGCAAAGATGGAGATTGAGTGCTCGGATGCCAGAAAGGCGAAGGCCTGCCTGGCTTATCACGAGTGTGAGTCGGAAGTTCGTCACTGGACGAAGCAGTATCGGTATGATACTGTGATGCGCGATGATTTTCGTCGTGTGAGTCGCTTATTGTTTGGCGATTTGTTCAGTGATCTGGATAATGACGTCCGTGAAGGGCGTCTCAACCCAGCCCACGGGTCCGGTCAGACCGCTAACAAGCGGCAAGGAAACCAGAAATGGTCCCTTACTGACTGGACTTATCGACTCGAGAAGGTCTTCCCAATGGTTGACTATCTCTTGCCGAACCCCAGAGATTGGAAAGCTCTGGGTGTGGTGAAAGTCCGCGAACCCGGTGCGGAGGACTCGGTTCGAGTCCAGTTCGTGCCTAAAACGATGAAGACGCCTCGCGTCATCGCAATGGAACCCCACTGGCAAATGTATTGCCAGAAAGGGATCCAGAAACGGTGGTACGAGCAAGTGGACGGTGGACATGTTTTCTCGTCTGCCTTCCATGGTTTCGGTTTGCTTGCTGATCGTAAAAACGAGCATCAAGCAATCAATCGATATCTCGCAAGAGTATCGAGTGCCGACAAATCCCTTGCAACACTCGACCTGAGTGAAGCATCGGATCGCGTCTCCATCGCTCTTGTTGCCGACATGTTGCGCGGCTTTCCTGATCTAAGGGAAGCTGTTTTCGCGTGCCGTTCGACAAGGGCGCTCACTCCAGATGGCCGTAATCCGGTTCTCTGGAAGTTTGCGTCTATGGGTTCAGCTCTCACTTTTCCCGTCGAAGCCGCGGTCTTCCTGACCGTGATCTTCTTAGGGATCGAGCGAGAGCTCAGCACTCAGTTGGACCGTAGAACTGTTCGTCAGTTCATCGGTTCTGTCCGAGTCTACGGGGACGATATTGTTGTTCCCGTGGAATTCGCCACTTCTGTGCAATTCTCACTAGAGGCCTATGGCTTCAAGGTGAACGAATCCAAGAGCTTCCGGGCTGGAAACTTCCGGGAGTCTTGCGGAGGGGACTACTTTCAAGGCGACGACGTTTCCATCGTCAGACTGAGAGAGGAAATCCCATTGCACAGACGGATGAGTAGTGAGATTGTCTCATTCGTTTCCACTCGTAACCAGTTTTACATGGCCGGGTGGTGGCAGACTGCCGCTTTCTGCGACAGGCTGTTAACGAGACTGTTGGGTCACTACCCTGCAGTTGCAGATACATCTCCTGTTCTTGGTCGTGTGTCCCACTTGGGTTATGATACCGAGTGGGTTGATACGCACCTCCAATCACCCCGTGTTAAAGGGTGGACTGTTCGCGCGATATTGCCGGAAAATCCGGCAGTTGACGTCGCGGCATTGAACAAGGTGATTAGGAATCCTGGGATTGGTATCCAGGATCCGAAACACCTAATCTTGTCCGGACGTCCCAAGGCCGTTGGATTACGCCTTGGGGGATCTGCTCCCTTTTAGAGGGAGCACTAGGCATGCTTATTAGCATGCGAAGCGGGG